ATGACAATACTTTTGACATCGTTATTACTAATGGTGCTGCAAAAGATGTTACTGGTATTTTAGTCCTTCGTAAAACTGCTGGTTGGTCTACTAAAGTTGAAGAAGCTACTTATGGTGCTTATGACGATCCAACTCGTGTTGGTGCTTCTACCACATTAAGTGGTTCCCCAGATAAGGTATAATCATGAGACTAATTAGAGAAGTTTTAGATACCACAAACCTTATTGTTGAGTCCAAACTCGGCAAAGGTAAAGAATATTTTATTGAAGGAATCTTTCTTCAATCTGAACTGAAAAACCGTAATGGTCGTATGTATCCTGAATCAGTTATGGATAATGAAGTAGGTCGTTACATTAAAGAATCTGTCGACAAGAATCGTGCCTATGGCGAACTTGGTCATCCAGATACTCCTTCCATTAATTTGGATCGTGTATCACATATGATTGTTAGTTTACGCAAAGAAGGTACTAACTACATCGGCAAAGCAAAGATTCTAGAAACACCAATGGGTATGATTGCACGAGGTCTTTTAGATGGTGGTGCAAACCTTGGAGTATCTAGCAGAGCACTGGGTTCCCTTCAAACAAATAACGAAGGTGTTCAAATTGTTCAAGACGATTTTATGCTGTCCACTGCAGCTGACATCGTTGCCGATCCGTCTGCTCCAGATGCGTTCGTAAGAGGTATTATGGAGTCAAAAGAGTGGGTCTTTGTTGATGGAAAGTTTGTGGAACAACATATTGAGGAAGCACAGCGTTCTATTCGCAAGGCTTCTTCACGCAATTTACAGGAAGCAAAGATTTATGCTTTCCAAAAGTTTCTGAGTAAAATCAGATAAATAATAAATAATCTAATAGAACTATCCAGTTACAGGAGAAAACGATGTCAATCGAACAAAAAATCGCTGAAATTTTGCGTGAGTCTAAATTAGACGAATTCAAAGTACACGGCACAGAAGGTGGTATGGATTCAGGTAAAGATGGTGCACAGGCTGGGAATCAAACCCCAATCCGTGACGCATCTAACAATGTACCAAATGGTGGTGAAACACCTAACCCAGATAATTCTCGCAACAATGTTGATGATGAGAAAGAAGCTGAGGGTGGTACTTCTAAGAAATCAAATCCAGTTACAGCTAAAGCTGAAGCTGGCGATCAAGCAGTCATTCGTACAGGTACAAGCGTTAAAGAAGATGTTGACGCATTGATGGCTGGCGAAGAACTTTCTGAGGAATTCCGTCAGAAAGCAGAAACTATTTTTGAAGCAGCAGTTCTTAATCGTGTTAAGAACGAAGTTGCTCGTATTGAAGAAGAATTCGAAAGCAAACTAGCGGAAGCTGTTGCGAAGAATACAGAGGGAATTGTTGAGCAAGTTGATGGATACCTCGGTTATATTGCCGAGCAGTGGATGACACAGAATGAAATTGCCCTAGAGCGTGGTATGAAATCAGATATTCTTGAAGGTTTCATTGGCGGTCTGAAGAATTTATTTGAAGAGCACTATATTGATATTCCTGAAGAGAAATTCGATGTGCTTGGCGAAATGGAATCTAAGATCGATGAATTGGAAGAAAAACTTAATGAACAAGTTGCAGCTAATATTGAACTAAGCAAGACTCTTGCTGAAAGCAATCGTGCTGATATCGTTAAGACTGTAAGTGAAGGTTTGACAGATACAGAAACTGAAAAGTTTATGTCTCTTGTTGAAGAACTATCTTACGAAGACCAAGCTAGTTTTGAAACCAAAGTAAAGACTATCCGTGAAAATTATTTCACAACTAAAGGTTCTACAGAAATTAAATCTGTAGTTACTGATGCTCCAGTAGAAGCGTTGACTGAAGGAGTTTCTAAGAAATTAGATCCATCTATGTCTGCTTATGCTGCTCAGCTCAACAAATTAAAATAAATAAGGAAATCCAAAATGATTAATCGTCAAGATTTAGTAAAAAAATGGGCTCCGATTCTTGAGCACGAAAGTGCCCCAAAGATTCGTGACAACTATCGTAAAGAAGTAACTGCGGTTCTTCTAGAAAACCAAGAAATCGAAATGCGTCGTGGTCGTGAAGCCATGGGCGAATTGAACGAAGCTGCTCCAGCTAACGCTGTTGGTTCTTATGGTGACACTGGCGGTTTCGCTAAGTTTGATCCAGTAATTATCAGCTTGGTTCGTCGTGCAATGCCACAAATGATCGCTTATGATGTTTGCGGTGTACAACCAATGACTCAGCCAACTGGTCTAATCTTCGCAATGAAGTCTCGTTACAGCACTCAAGGTGGTGACGAAGCATTGTTCAACGAAGCTGATTCTGACTTCGCTGGTACAGGTACTCACTCTGGTGCATATGACTTCGGTGGTTCTGAAACTACTGGTACTGGTCTAGCAACTTCCGATGGCGAGCGTTTAGGTCAAGGTGGTGTTGGTGATGGTTCTTTCGGTGCTATGGCTTTCTCTATCGAAAAGACTTCTGTAACTGCAAAGACTCGTGCTTTGAAGGCAGAATACTCTATCGAATTAGCACAAGACATGAAGTCTGTTCATGGTCTTGACGCTGAAGGCGAATTAAGCAACATTCTCTCTACAGAGATCCTTGCTGAAATCAACCGTGAAGTTATCCGTACAATCTACAAGACAGCTAAAGCTGGTGCTGCAGTTGGTGTAACTACTGCTGGTACTTTCGACTTAGATACTGACTCAAATGGTCGTTGGTCTGTTGAGAAATTCAAAGGTCTAATGTTCCAAATCGAGCGTGAAGCCAATGCTATTGGTCAACAAACTCGTCGTGGTCGTGGTAATGTTATCATCACTTCAGCTGATGTGGCTTCTGCCCTAGCAATGGCTGGTGTGTTAGATTATTCTTCTGGTTTAACTGGTAAGAATGATTTGACTATCGATGATACTTCTACTACTTTCGCTGGTATTCTAAACGGCAAGTACAAAGTTTATGTTGACCCATACACAAGCAATGTGTCAAATACTCAGTTCTTCGTTGTTGGCTACAAAGGTGCTTCTGCTTTTGATGCTGGCTTATTCTATTGCCCATATGTTCCATTGCAAATGGTTCGTGCAGTTGATCCTAACAGCTTCCAGCCAAAAATTGGCTTCAAGACTCGTTACGGTCTAGTTGCTAACCCATTCGTTAACTTGGATGACGGCACTGAAGGTCAAGACAACTTAACTGCGAATGTGAACTACTACTATCGTCGTGTTAAAGTTGCTAACTTGATGTAAGCAACTAGTCGGTTTTATTAAGCCGACATAGAAGCGGTACTTTAAGAGGGTTCTTTCGGGAACCCTCTTTTTTATTTGGATAAATAATGTTATGGCTACTACAACTATTACCTGCCCTTTCCCAAGTAACATCACTCCATTATCACCTAATGGATTCATGTTCAACATTACCAAATTACCTAATCTGTCATTCTTTTGTCAGCAGGTAAATATTCCAGGTATTACTCTTGGTGCTCCTGAACAAGCAACACCATTTTCTACAGTGCCAGTTCCTGGAGAAATGTTAACATATGATCAATTGACTGTTCAGTTCCTTGTTGATTCTGATATGGCAAACTACAAAGCAATCTACAACTGGATTGTCGCTTTAGGTTTCCCAGAGTCTTATGATCAGTATACCACATTTAGTGCAACTGATGCATTTAATTATTCTGAGTTGGCAAAAAACTACTCTGATGGTACTCTGCAAATCTTGAATGGTAATAATGAAACTGCTCAAGTTGTGCAATTTACAGACATGTTTCCAATCACTATTGACTCGTTGATGTTTGCATCTACAAATACAGATGTGCAATACCTAGTAGGGAATGCAACATTCCGCTACGGATACTACAAATTCTTGTAAGACAAACTTGATTTTTTTGTAATACTGCGGTATAATGGCAGTATATAAATGTGAGGATATTATGAATATTGAACAATTGCAAGAAGCGTGGGATTTAGATTGCCAGATAGATGATAACTATCTCGGTGAAACAACCACAGCTACTCCCAAGTTACATGCCAAGTATTTAAAACTACTTGTCAATGTCAAACTAAAACACACCAAACTCCAATCAGATTACAATCTATTACGCAAGAATAAGTTTCGCCTATATCGTGGTGAACTATCTCGTGATGAATTAACTAATCTTGCATGGGAACAATGGCAAGGTGTTAAGCCATTGAAAAATGAAATGGATGAATTCCTCTCAGGTGACACCGAACTAAATACATTAAGAGTCAAGATTGATTATCTTGAGACAATGATATATTTTCTTGAATCCGTTCTTGGTCAAATCAAAGCCAGAGACTGGCAGATTAAAACTGCAGTTGAATGGAAGAAATTCTTAGCTGGTATGTAATGATAAAAATTGAGAAGTTAGACGAAGTTTATGTTAGAGTTTTTAGCGATGGTTCTATTGAACAAGAACTCGCTGACTTCTTTACCTATGAATATCCAGGTGCAAGATTTACACCTCAGTTCAGAGCAAGACTCTGGGATGGAAAAGTTCGTCTATACGATCAAGTTAGAAAAACTCTTTATGTTGGTCTAGTATCATATGTTGAAGAGTTTGCCACTCGCAATGGGTATGGCATTGAATATGTAACTCCTGTATTCCATCAAAACAATATCACACATCAGATTGTAGAAGACTATGCCAAGTCACTCGATCCTCATGGTCGTGGTAAACCAATCGAAATCCGAGACTATCAAATTGAAGCAGTGAAGACTGCTCTCGATAAAGAGCGGACACTCCTATTATCTCCCACTGCGTCAGGAAAGTCATTTATAATTTACACCACGATGCGTTGGCATATTGCACACGATCGTAAATGTATCATTATAGTTCCAACGACTTCTCTTGTTGAACAGTTATACACTGACTTTGAAGACTACTCCTCTGCCAATGGGTTCAATGTTGCTGGTGCTTGCCAAAAATTATATGCAGGGTTCTCTAAAGACTTCACCAAAGATGTATTGATTACAACTTGGCAGTCTGTATACCTACAACCTAAATCTTGGTTTGCTCAGTTCGATGTAATCTTCGGAGATGAAGCACATCAGTTCAAAGCAAAATCCCTAACAACAGTTATGGAAAAGATGGACAAGATTCGTTACAGAATTGGAACAACAGGAACACTTGATAACAAGAAGGTTCATCGTTTAGTTCTTGAAGGTATGTTTGGTCCAGTGCATAAGGTTACTACAACCAAAGCGTTGATGGATTCAGGAAGACTCACAGAACTAAATATAATGTGTGTGATGTTGAAGTACAACGAAGAAATTCGTAAGGTACAAAAGAATAAAACTTATCAAGAAGAGATGGATTTTCTTGTAAGCAATGAAAAACGAAATAAATTTATTCGTAATCTTGCAGTAAAATCTGAGGGTAATACCTTAGTGCTTTTCCAGTTTGTTGAAAAACATGGAAAGGTTTTATACGAATTAATAAAAGATAAGGTTCATGAGAATCGCAAAGTGTTCTTTGTTTACGGAGGAACTGATACAACCGATCGTGAAGCAATTCGTCATATTACAGAAGGTGAAAGTGACGCTATCATTATTGCTAGTTTCGGTACATTCTCTACTGGCATCAACATACCGTCTCTTGAGAATGTTATTTTTGCATCACCATCAAAGAGCAAGATCCGTAACTTGCAAAGTATTGGTCGTGGATTGAGATTGAAAGATGGTAAGACTAAATGTAATTTGTTTGATCTTGCCGATGATTTGCATTGGAAGTCTTGGAAAAACCATACTCTAAATCATGCAGCTGAGAGATATAAAATCTATGC